TATTCCGGCAACAATGTATGACAACGGTACGTCCATGTATACGAAAACCCAATGCTCAACCAAATACGCCAAAATTATAAGTATCAACCGTTTCGGGATAGTTGATCGTATTACTTTCGCGAAAGAAAAACTTCTGAATTTAGCGTTCTCTTTCAGAACCTTGTCAGGATATTGCTCACTTGCCCTTTTGTTCAACTGATACGCTGTCCACGTGTCATACAAAATGAAGATTATAACTATGATCATCAGTGGGAACGTAGGATTTAGCTCTTTTATAAGAAACCCGACGTACCCCCCGATCGCGATAAATAGTATCTTGAAATAATTTAGTCCGTGATCCATTGTTGCCTTATTTTTATTTAATAATGTCATTACATATCTACCTCACAAATATCTTATGAAAGCAAACCGCTTTCGTGTTTTTAAATAATCCTCATCCTCATCGTTTGCATAGGCCTCTCTCTCGAACACTACATTCACATACGCATCTCGAAAGTTTCTGTATATTGCCAACTTTATCAACCAATCTATTACGTACCAAAGATAGAATAACACGTACCACAATTCTTTCATCTGCGCCGTGTGAATTTCTTCGTGGTTTATTGTCAACTCGTCAATCTCTGCGTTTTTTCTCACAAACAGAATGCCGAATAAATTGATCGCCTTAAACCCTTTAAACGGGATGATGTTGTTTCTAATTATTTTCATCGCTCAATAATTTGTTAACTGCTATTTGTACGAACGCTTTGAAATATTGGCTTACATACTTCTCAATAATGGCCTTGTTATCGTCTGTCAATTCAACAATCGGATTCTTATACAAATCTAAACAAAACGAATGTTCTGCCAAACTTTGCGTCGTTTTAAAAATCACCTCTGCCAATTCTTTTGACAAGTCATACTCCATAATCGACCCGTCAATCATCTCGATTTTTAATTTTGATAAATCTATTGTTTTCATATCTTTACTTTTACAAAACCGTTTGAATCTCTATATAAATCTCCCACATTAATTGAGGCGCTTGACGTTGGTAGTCCATTCATAGTTATTGATAAATAACTTTGTCCATTGTTTACGTTGACTCTAAAATATTTATTAACATAGTTGAAGTCGCTAATATTAAGTATTCTTGCAGAATATTGTGCCGTAAAATTATTATCTAAATCATCACACGTGACCATGTTTGGCTGTAATATGGTTCTATTTATAATATCTCCATCCGAAAATGTTTCCATTCTTACTTCTGGGATATATGTATCATAAAATACTTTAAACTTAATTGATAACACCTCATTCCCGTCATCATTAATCATTTTAATCTTTCTGTCTGACGGATCAATTATTATTTTGTTACCACTGTCATTAGATTCAATCATTCCCGTAATTTCTGCTTCAGTAAACTTCACACTCCCATCGTGCCGTATTATTGCCTTAGCTGTACCACTAAGTGCATCATTATACGTACCGCCAGCAACAAGAAACGGCAAATCTTTATCCGTACCCTGTATCCCGCTGATCAGGCCTGTTACCTGCTGACTGTCTAACTCCCTGTATTCGGTTATTACCGTGCTGATTAGTCCGCCATCTACCCTTGTACCGAATTTGTCGGTTATCGCCTTACTTCTGTTTACCTCTGCGGCTATCCGATTACGCCTTTGAGAATGTGTCTTACCTCCAATAGTCTCTTTGTAAGTACCCATTGTGGCACTGTCATAGATGGTAGTCCAAGTAACGCCGTCAACAGAAATTTGAGTTTTAGTGCCGTAAAAAGTTCGTCCGTCTGTGTAATCGTGCCATATCTGAATGTAGTCTATGTCGTTATATACTTGGCCTAAATCTATCCGAATATAGTTTGAAGTAGCAGGGGTTGTGCCATCTATCTGCGCATACGTGTCTATATTATTATCTGTAGCATTTGCGGCAGGATAGCTTGCGTTGAATGTCCCGTTAGAGGTTGGTACTTTACCTTGTGCTACATTAGTACCATCTTTACGTATTACATTAATCTCTCTCCATACATTATTCGTGCTTAACGTGCTGCCTTGAATCCAATCTCTTACATAGCGAGCCTTCATGTAGCCATCTGCGGCTAATTGCGCTGCATCTATCTCGGCCTGCACGTCTTCGGGGGCTGGTGTCCAGTCGGTGGCTTTGTTGCCTTTCTCGAGCTTGATTAATTTAGCATAACTTAATAGTCCATCATTTGCGCCACCATAAATACTGACATAAGTATCATTTGCTGAATGGGAACCTGATTCGTTCTTCCAAGTAAATGTTCTGCTAAAATAAAACCATTCATCATACGGCCACGCATCATTTGTCCAAGAAAACAAAGAAACGTATCCCCCTGAATTATACGCCATTATTCGCTTTAATTTCCCTTCCGGAAACTTAAACCAACCTGAGAGCGTATAAGATTCACCTACTGTTGGCTTTTCGGTCAAACTGTAATTGGGCGACAAATAGTAAGTGCCTGACCGTTCATTCTTGGTGTTCAGTAATAAATTCCTCCCCCCAATCTGGAGATTATTTACTGCCTCCCATTCACTCGAAACGGCATATCCTGTGTAAACTGTAGAAGATGGATTCTTGTAAACTACTTTAACCCTTGACCAAATATATTGTCCTTGTACCCAAGTCGGTTGCGTTGTGCTCCATCCGGTAGTCGGTTGAACGGTTTTCGATGTTGAAATGGCATACTCCTCTGTCACGCTCTCAATGCCTGTTCCAGTTGCACCTGTATCACCTTTTTTCGGTGTAATGTTTGCAGGAGTTGAATATGTAGGATTACCGCTTGAATAGGTTGTTTTTGTGCGAGTCCAGAGTTGTTCACCCTCTGCCAATGTCGGTGCGGTTGTAGTCCATCCTGTCGTTGGTGCTGTAGTCGGATTAGTATTTTTTGCAAACTCAACGTCTACTAAGGTTATTGAAACACCGTCAGCACCAGCCCTGCTTTTGCTTAGTGTAAGAACCTTGTCGATTGTTACACCGCCGTAAACAGCACGAAGCACTACCGTTGCGTTATCTGCGCTCATTGCGCTGACTGAATACGCCCCTGCGGATGTTATCGCTGCGGTACACCCCGTTTGACTTACCTTTGAGAATGTTATTCCAGAAGTTACTTTAGTCGTGCCGTTATACACCCAGAACTCACCGTTTGCGGGAGTAAACGATGAAACAACTCCTGCGCTGTTCGCTTGAAGCGTAACGCTTTCGTTCGTCAGAAGCCCTACAATTGCGTTCTGCCCCGCGTCTCCCTTTGCCCCCATTTTTCCAACCGAGTAGGAAGTTGATGTTGAGCTGTCTGTATATGTAATAACCGTTCTTGTCCAAAGATACTCATTTTCTGCAACAGACGGTATTGTCGAACTCCATGTTCCACCAGGTATGACAGTGCCTGATACGCTTGACTGATAAGTAATAACCGTTGAGCTAATACCCCTACCAGCAGCACCAGTAGGTGCTTGTCGAGATACAGAATAAGACGTTGAGGTGGTATTATCTGTGTATGTGGTTACGGTTCTTGTCCACAAATATTGTCCTTCTGGTACGGTTGGTATTGTGCTTAGCCAAGTACCTGTAGGAGCTGTTGTCCCAGATGATCCAACCTGATAGGTTACGACTGTTGAACTAATACCTCTACCAGAAGCACCGTCGGTTACGCGATAAATTGTAACTTTATCGGTTAATGAACCAAGTGTAGCAATAACCTCTACTCTTTTATAAGCAGCAAGCCATTGAGAATTAGTTAATGTCCTAATATTGCCACTGCCACCTAATGTTATTGGTGTATAAAGAAAGCCTTCATCATCATATGGCCAAGTCTGAAATGTTGCCGTCCCTGTTACGTTTTGAAGTTTAGCCTCAAAGGTTATTGTTTGTCCTGTTTGTGGTGTATTGTCTGGATTGCATTTCATCACTTGTGCAGAAGCAGACAGGTAGAGTAGTGGTGCACTTGCCCCTGTGTCTCCTTTCTGTCCAGTCCTTGCCTTTGCAAATGATTGTGTTTTAGTAACACTAAACGACTCACCTGCCTGCGTTTTACCACTTATGGTAAATGTTATAGTAGCATTGTCTAAGGTCATGTTCGACGCATTGCCAAACACGCACATTAGTCCGTTTTCGCTTTTTGTTCCTACGGTTATTCCTGTTGATGTTGCTGTTACATTAAACTTGCCATTTGCAGTACCAACTCCGTCATAATCTAATTCAGTAGCACCTTCAAATACTCTAATAGTAGTTCCAGAACCAGAATAATCAGAAACAGTTCCATAGGTTGATGCAGGTAAAACATCGGCCTCGTTGCTTAATACTACATTAATGGCATTGATACCGCTCGCACCTTTGAAGACAACCGGTATTGTCAATGTATCCAAGAGAGTGGTTTTTGATGCAGTATCGTACAGCCTAACAGTATAAGACGATTTATCTGCATTGTCGGAAGGGGATATGGTTATAGGACTTGAGACAGCAGTGGCAGGTTCTGTTTCCCCATTAGGTGTTATCGTGATAAACCCACCTTGCGTGGTTGTAGTCCCGCTCCTTAACTCGCCCGACACAGTAACAGACGTATGCGTACCGCTTGTGATTGCATCAGGTGCATTCTTATAAATTACCGGAGCACTTGACTTTATAGACCAATAAGTTGCTTTTACAACAGCTGCATCTATCTCTGCCTGCACGTCTTCGGGCGCTGGTGTCCAGTCGGTGGCTTTGTTGCCTTTCTCAAGTTGAATATTCCTAATTGACACTACACCAGAGCCTTCACCGGCTAATAATCGGCCGACAATAACTCTTTTTACAGTTGTGGTAGCGGATTGTGTGTATTTAATCCAATATTTTTTCCATTCATTAGTAATTACTAATGATATATCTCCATCTATTGCAGTTGTTACTCCACCCAAAGAACTCTCCCCTCTTGTGGTTGTATTTGGGTTATAAAAATAACAATTAATTCTATCTCCGCTAACGGTTGACTTAGCTTCAAAAGATACTACATATTCATTGCCGGTTAAAGGAATGGTGCTAAAATCTTTATACATATCAATGTATGAAGATGCAGGATATGTAGCATCTGCGACAGATAGTGTATTTCTTAGTAAATTTCTACCGCCTATCTGAAGGTTATTCACCGCAGTGTCATCCGTGTATCGTATTTTCTTAGCCCAGTGAGCTCCATTATAACTTTCACTGTCTTGCAACGCAGTTATAACGTCTCCCTGCTTATACGCTACACCGTTAATCGTCATGTCGGCATTCAATACCCACATATCGCCCAACTTATAAGAAGTAGGCTGAATAAGGAATGTCGTACTTTTACCGTCAGCGGTTGACTGTGCGTCTTGTATGTCAATCGAAGTCCCATCAGCCCATTCGTCAAGATTAAATCCGCTTGAAAGAAATACGGTACTACCTACTATTCTATTGCCAAGTCTTGTGAACTTCGTCGTTTCTTTGCCTGTTAAGTCATACGAGTTTATACCAGAATACTGAATAAACGAAGGTGCATCGTTGCCTACCGTAGAGAGTATCATCGCACCCTGTCTGTTTACATCGGTTGACCCTAATTGAAAGATGGTATCTCCAACTTCTGGTATATCACTATTTAAGGCCGCATCTGTCTTGCTTAGTTCGATGTAATCAGTGCCTACTGCTACCACTTTTCTCCAATAGAATTTCTGTCTTGTGCCTGTGAATATTTGGCATCTTGCGAAATCAGTGTTCGAGAATAAGTTGGCAACTTCTCCGTCTTTTGAATCAAAGTAGCATCTGTAAAAATTAGGTGTCTCCTCAACTTTTGTGCATAGCATGTTGGCTGCGCTAATAATCAACTGTCCCCCGACGCTTCTTGCTTCGTGTATTAAGACCGAAAAGAACTCCGCCCTTTGTCTTACAAGTAACTGATCAACCTCTGCAACCGAAGTGCCGTTAACGTTCTTAATAGCCGCACCTGAACCGAGTAGTCCAGAAGCAAACGTGCCAACCTCTATCCCTTCGAGAAATTTTATTAATTTTTGAGCTGTATCTTCGGATACCTTAGACAGAAATTGAGTACGAAGATATTCATTGTTATCAAGTATTTCATTAAGTGATCGCAACGATGATAAAACATTATTATCAGTTAGTTCTGTTTCAACATTATCACTT